AATCCTAATATTATAGTGGTTGTCGAACTAGGAACTGTATACAAAGCATCTGTCGTATCTGCAACCGAGGACATCACTGCATTGTTTACTAGTTTAAATGTATTAGCCATTCTTTATCTCCTATCCAAGAGCAATCGCAAGTGCAGTTGCTTCATTAGATGCCTCTGTTAATGTTGTTGCACCTATGTCATTTAATACTTCACTAGCACTACGGCCCTCTACACTTGTGCCATTTATTCTTAAAAAATCATCATCAGCTACTGTTGAATCTGCAACTAAAGTATTACCATTAGAAATACCAGTATCCGTTACAGCAGCCGTGCCAAGACCTAGTGATGTTCTTGCAGTTGAACCAGACTCTGCAACAAAATTAGAACCATCACCTACAATAAAATTACCATTAGTTACGGCTAATCCTGCTACGTCTTGCAGTTGAGCATCTAGTCTTGCATTAGCTACAGTTCCAGAAAGTTGACTGGCATCAATCGTTTTATTTGTCAAAGTCTGTGTACCAGACAAAGTGGCTACAGTGCTGTCAATAGCTACAGTAAGTGTGTTTCCAGAACCACTTGTGTCGATACCCGTTCCACCAGCTATATCTAATACTTCACTATCTAAGTCTATATTTAATGCACCACCACTATCACCCTGGAAGTCAAGATCTTGTGCAGTTACTTGAGCATCTACATAAGCTTTGATTGATTGTTGTGTTGCTAAAGATGTAGCACTGTCAGAAGATAATCCATCTTCATCAAGAATAGCTGTAACTGTTGCACCACTAGCTAGTTTTAAATTACTAATATTAGCTACGTTACTTCCGTCTAAAAAAACTGTCTTTGCAGCTGGTAATGTACAAAAAACTGTTCTTGTACCTGCACTCCAGTTCACGGCACTGCCAGAATTAGAACTGGCTAATATTGTTGTTCTTGCTAAAGTTGTACCAGAAGCAGTAAAAGTCCCAAGACCAACCTCAAAGTCTACATTGTCGGTACAAGCATAATATGTTGTATCCCCGTCACTAAGATTGGCAGTAAAAGTTTCAAAACCAGTAACGGCACCACCTAATGTAAGGGTGCCAGTACCAGTTGTTGTGGTTGTTTCTTTTACTCTATCTGATATTACTAGTGCCATTACTTCAACTCTATTGTCAGATTCCCTGCATTGATTCTAAATATATCTCCAGATGCTATCGTTTTATTTGCGTCTAAAGCTCCTACAAATAATATATTACCACTACTTGAAGCATCTGCCACAAACACATGTGTTATTGTATTGTTTGTCCCACCAGATGCTGGAAACTCAATATTTGCAGAGTTAGTGGCGGTTTGAGTATCTGTGCTATCATCACCTATTGTAGTCCAATTTGCAGCCGTTACTTGTTGTCTTGCATAGTTAGTAAATGTCGCTTCTGTTAATGAACCAGTTTCTGCGGCAGATACAGCAGTTGCCAATCCTACATAAATACTGTCCCCAGGGGATGAAAAACTTAGAGAGTCGTTCTTGAAGATATAATGTAATAACCTTCTCTCTAGGTAATTGGTTGATGCATTTGCTGTTGCCATATTTAACTCCTATGTTCTTGGTCTTGATGGTAGACCTGATCTATAACCATCTGTGTTTTCTCTTGCTTCTCCAAAGTCTTTTAATCTTTCTAGATACTGCATATACAATTTATCATAGTTTTGTATTACGTCTGGCTCACCTTTCATAAATGTATATGCCTCTATAAGAGAACCATAAAGCAATGCAAAAGGTGCGTTTGTACTAATCCAAGTTGTACCACTGTCGGCTCCTGCGGTCAAACTGGTGGGCCTGTAATAATAGTGTAATTCAACAGTATAGTTTGCATCTGGAGTTGGTGCTAAAATAAAGTTATCTACATCAAACTTAGCATAATATTTAGGTGTACCTGTTGTTGATGAACTAGGAGAATACTCTCTTAAAAAATTAACATCCTTCTGCAAAAGAAAATTCTCTGATCCAGCTGTTGTTATTTGCAAAGAAAACACACTTAAAAAATCTGATGGTACACTTAAATAAGGATCAGAAGATGTCATAGCACTCGTAACATTCTTTCTGAATATATCTAAATCAATACTTTTGAATATTTTTTCTTCGGCTGCTTTAATAAAATTATTAAGCTGAGAAACAAATACTGTTTCATCATTATCTGTGTAATCTTGTATTGCTGTCTTTAATGTTGCTAATGTAAAACTCATTTATGTCCCCAATGTAACGGGGCCAGCAGTAACTCTACCACCACCACCTTTTGTTCCATTTGTTCCCGTGCCACTACTAGCGGTGAAACTATATCTGTTGTCATCAATCTTTGTAATACTATAGCCACTAGCGTTTTCTAAAACAGTTTTTGTAAAACCATCAAAACTAGATGCATTTCTAAATCTAACTGTATCACTTGTGCTTCTGCCATGAGACGGTTCAAGAACTGTAATCACTGCACTACTAGCTGTGCTTGTAAATGGATTAAGCCCAAGAAGGTTCTCTACGGTCACTTCTGTCCTCCCATCCACTCGTGGTTGGTACAAGGCTGTCGGATCTGGACCAGGATGATTTGGTTCTAACTGAGGATGTTTAGGCTCGTATTCATCGGGGCCAACCTTCAAACCATTCCACTCTGTTTTCATCTCTCGTAGACGATAGCGAAAACCAGATCGATCTGAATAACCCCATGCTTTTTTACCTGTTGCAAACCTAGCCATGCTTCTTATAATCCATCTTTATTTTTTGTTCTAAATGGCTTATTAAAATCTTTCTCATCTTTTCTGCTCTATCTCTATTTGTAAAAGAGTATTCACGAATATCATCATTACTTAGACGAATAGAAAAATTATAAAAAGCTCCAGACTTTTTGATAGGTGATGCACTACCAGAAGCTATCTTGCTAGTGTTAACTAAGGTTCCAAATTTTGTTTCAATAATGTTTGTCATATTAGTAACTATAGTATGTCATGCTAGGGGTTAATTTTAAAGGAGTGCTATTAGCATCCTCGGCTGCGGCTCTTTGAAATTCTTCTTCGTAAACAGCTTTCAATAACTGAACTCTCTCTGGTGCTTTCTTCATTGCTAGATAATATGCAAGTCCTGCTACCATACAAGGAAGAAATCTAAACGGAGCATCTGCATTATTGACTAAAGCATCTGCATCTTGAATACGGCTTACATAATAATAAACTAATGTATATGTAGCATCAGGTGTTGACCACAAAGTTATAGTCGGAGTTACTTGTCTATCAAAGAAGTACTGACTTGGTTGACCACTATTTGCTTTATTAGGAATAGTTAAATATTCACTACGGCTCATTTGAGTCAAAGTAAAATCTGTCCCACTACTATTTCTTAAAACAACTTCCAAGAGATCGACATAAGTAGCATCAAAGGAATATGTTGCCGTACCAGAAGTAATAGTTTTAGTGTCTTGTGTGACTGTCCACATATTCAAACCTCTGTTCGCCCAATCAGCAAACATAAGATTTAGTGAACGTCTAGCAGTTTTAGCATCGTAGCCAGTTCTCATTTCTAAACCACAACGCTCATAAGCCTCTTCTATTATCTCACCGACATCTAAGTCGAAATCTCTTGAATTTGATGTTGCCATTTACTTCTTTCTCCTAAGAGACTTAACTCTTTTAGGCTTACCCGCTGGTTGACCTAACTTATTCTTTTGTCTTATTCTACTACGTTTTTCAGTAGAAGTCATCTCCGAAGCAGTCTTCGGAGTTTTTGAAGACACTCTTTTACTTGGGCGACAATAAGGCGTACCCCTTTTCTCGCCCTTTTTCCTACCACATGGCTTACCCGTTTTAACATCTTTCCAGCCCTCCTTGAACCATCTCTTAAGTGCTAAACCTGATTTTGTCTTTCTTACCGCCATTATGAATACTTCGTTTTCTTTCGTCTTTTATTCAAAACACCCCCACAACCTCTTGCGATTCGTGGATCTTTTGCTTTTCTTTTTCTATAAACTTTTCCATTAGATGCTTTGATGACGGCTTGCTTATCCATAATACCACCGTCTGCTTTTTTACTGGAATTGCCCCAGTTCTTAGCACCCTTTTTTCTACAAGCTGCTATGGCTCCTGATGCATATGCTGATGGAAAAACTTTATATCTTGACTTTACTTTGTGATAACATGCGTCTTTTGGCATTTCTTAACTCCTCGAATCCGGTCACTTTATAACATTTGCAGATCCATTTCTTACGTCCACACTCCAAACAGTATTTAACAGGACTTCCTTTGAATATTTTTTCTTTTTCTTTTTCTTTTTTTACTTCCACTTGAACCAGGCTTTGCTATCTGTTTCGTCATCGAGCTTCGCAAGATTGTCATTTGGTTTGCTCCTTCTTATAAAATCTTCCCACAAAGGTGTAATCATCTTATGATTCTCAGAAACCTTCTCTGCCATAATAGCTGTTCTTTTGTCTACCTCAATAAGAGTTTGCATAGTCCACCCAATAGACCCTGCAAATAGAACAATACACACACCTGTTGCTATCTCCTTGATATTCATTAGCACTTCCACCTTCTTCTAGCTTGTCTCAAACGACTATTAGGATTCTTTGCAGCTTTAGGAAATTTTTTCATTTGCCCTGCTGATCTTGCACAATAGGATTTGCGTCTATTTGCAGCCTTACTACCTTTTTTAACTTTGCCAGTAACAGCTGTTTTTAATTTACTTCCAGGGTTTTCTCTTTTATATCGAGCAACACCTGCTTTAGTCATTCCCGCCCCAGACTTAGTGGAGCGGAAATACTTTTTAGTTTTTGGAGGCTGTTTATCTGCTTTTCGTGTCATGATAAAAATAAAGTTATTTTGTTACCACTGCCAGTAAAAGCGGATATGTATGCTCCGTTTTCTGCTAATATTCCATTACTAGGAATATTTAATGTATGTAATCCCGTAGGAAAACTTTGAGTCAATAATGTTGATCCTCCGTCTCCATCGGTAATTGTTAATGCTCCAGCAGCATTCCCAAAAATTACAAGCTGTCTTATTCTTGACCTTGTTGGACCTACAACCGCAGCAGCATCACCTTGGTCGTGGTTAAAGGCTTTTACGTCAGAAACTGACCCTGCCATATTAACCTCCTATTATTGATCACCAAATGTTGGTACAGTAGCAGAAAGAACATTACCCCATACATACCAGTTAGTTGAATCTTTTGCTGTAATGTTTATTTCCATCGCACCAAAGTCCACTAATGTTATTTTTGAGTTGGAGTTTCCATCTGAATAAACAGCTACGTTATCTGCATTAGTATCTAAATGCTGTATACCACCAATGAAAAAGTTAGTGTCTGATCCAGAGTCAATAATTAAGTTCTCTGTCTCTGTTGCTGCTCCACCATAAATTAATTTAAAATTAGCTCCAGCAACTGGGCTTGGAAGTGTAATTGTACGGTTAGCTGTTACTGCTGGAACGACCAAAACTCTTCCACTGTGTGTGGCATTATCAAGTGTTTTGTCTTCATCACCTAAAGCAACTGGTGCTCCACCATATGTTGTTACTTCTGTGATTACGCCAGTAGTAGCATTTTTGCTTACTGCTTTAATTGTAGATTCGGATCGGACTGGACCCGAAAAAGTTGTATTAGCCATATCAATCTCCTTGTCTTGGCAAATGTCAGTCGCACCATGCAACTGTCAAGGTTTAATTTATTATACACAAAAAAGGGCAGTATGTAACTGCCCTTTTGGTTAAATTGTGTTTTAAGCTTACGCTCCTGGTGAACCAAACACTGCACGAGGATCTGAGAAGCCGAAAGA